CGCGATGAACAATCCCCGCAGGTTCATATTTACCCCCCGTCCCCGTAAATCCCCCGGTCGCGAAATGGAAGTTCGCCGCCGCAGCCTGAATGGCCGTCCCCGTGGAGGCAGACGCACCACCACCGAAAGCACCGCCAATGGCGCTGCCGATACTCCCGACTATCCCCACCATCGCCTGCTTCAGAAAAATCTCTGTCAGCATGGACAGCACAGAACGGGTGAAACCACGCCAGTTCTGTTCGCTGCCGATCAGCATCGCTGCCATATTCTGTGCAATACCGTCAAAGGTCTGCGTGGCCGCGTTTTTAACCTGCGAAAAACTGTCCGTCGCACTTTCCGCCCACTCGCCCCAGCCGGACTTCATCCCGGCCATCCAGCTTCCACGAAGCTGCTCCTCCGCAGACCAGGTGTTCTTCAGTGCAGATGTGGCCTTCGCCAGCGCAGCCGGATTATCACCGTACACCTCACGAAGGCGCTGCTCTTCCGACTCCCGCTGCGCCTGACGGTCGGTGAGTCCGCGGGCTTTTGCGCTGATTGCCGCCTGCTTCGCGCTCTGCTGCTGTTCAAACCGCGCCGCCTGCTGTGCCAGCTCATTCAGCCGTTTCTGGTGTTCAATCTTGTCGCCCAGCTCAGCCAGCTGGCGTTTGTACTCCAGCGTTTCTTTCTCATGGGCCAGCAGGGATTTTTCCTGCTCAGATAACTGCCGTTTCGTGGCGGCCTCTTTCAGGACCACATACTGATTTTCCGCTTTCCATAAATCACGGCGCTGCTGGCTGATTTTTTCATTCGCACCGCTGTGCTTCTCCAGCGTCCTGAGCTCAGTTTCAAGCGCCAGCAGGGCTGCATGCGCCTGGTCTTCCTGGCGCTCACCGGCAGACACCTTCACACCGGACGGCTTTTTCTGCGTCGACTCATAATCCTTTTTTGCCGACGCCATCAGCGTGTTGTAATCCGCCTGCAGGATTTTCCCGTCTTTCAGGGCCTTATTCAGCTCTTCCTGCCGGGCGGTATATTTCTCCAGTGGCGTCAGCAGGCGCTCATACGCCTTCTGCGCCTCTCCGGTATACTTCAGCTGTGACGACTCACGCTCAGCCCTGTCCCTTGCCGCCAGTTCACCGGCTTTTTCCATATCCGACTGCAGCGTTGCCGCTGCCAGACCCAGACGGGCATTTTCCCGGTCATCCCATGCGCCCTGAAGGTTGGCCCGGAAAGAGGAGGTTTTACCGCGGCGCTGGCTCCGACTCTGGTACCACTGCCATTTTTTATCCGCCTCATCAAATGCCTTCTGCGCACTGGCGAGCATATCCGCTGAGGATTCCGGACGACCGATATCCAGAATGGCATCCCACATCGATTTGAATGCCTTCCCTGTTTTATCCGCCCAGGTCTCCAGTGTTCCCATGTTTTCTTTCAGGCGACGGGTCTGCTCATCAAAGCCTTTCGTGGCGATATCGTTCGCCGCCTGCAATGCCCCGGCCTCGTCTCCGGAACGCTGCAGCTGTGCAACATACGCAATCTGCTCTGCCGTCACGTTACGGAACTGGCGCGCCATCGCCATCAGTCCCGACGTCGGGTCAGTGGTCAGCTTCCCGAAGGCTTCAGCGACTTTATCCACCTCCACACCGGATGCAGACGCAAAACGCGCGACACTCTGGTTGATGGCATCAAACTGTTCACCACCACGCACACCGGCATTCACCAGGGCTGCCAGTGACTCTCTCGCCTGGTTAAACGTCAGCCCTGCTGCCTGCCCGGCTCTTGAGAGAGTCAGCATACGATCGGCAGTCAGTCCGGACTGATTACCGGAAAGAACCAGGGTTTTATTAAACGCTGAAAGCGTGGAATCTCCCTGGTACCAGGCGTACACCAGTGCACCTGTCGCCACCGCCAGCGAGGTGACCCCGACCATCGGCAGGGTGATCGCATCGGCAAGCCCCCTGAACATGGGGATCATCCCGCCGAAGGAGTCCTTCACCTGACCGCCCTGTTGCAGCAGGATCAGCCAGGGATTCTGACCACCGGCAAGCTGCGTGGCGATATCCGTAAACTGTGCGGGCAGGGTTCGCATGGCCGCTTTATACTGCCCGACGGAAATCCCGGCTTTTTGTGCAGCCAGCGCCTGGCGGCTCAGGCCCTGTTCAACAGCACTGGCGGTTTTTCTGGCGTCGGTATCCAGACCTGAAAAATGACGCCTTACCCGGCTCATCTGCTCATCGAAACGGACAGCATCCAGACTCAGGTCAATAACAAGATCACCAACCGGCTGGGACATATCTCACACCTCCCGGAATCCCCGCTGAAGCCATCATTAATGCGGCATCATCCACCATGACATCCGCCACATCCGCAGACGATAAAATATCGCGCCCTCCGTCCCCACCGAACCGGACGCCTCCGGCAAGTCCTGCCGCTTTCTGCATCAGCATTTTGTCCTCATCCGGCCTCTCCACCTGCTCTTCCTCATGCCGGGGGACAAGCAGACTGAAATCAGAGGGATGCATATCCGGATCGCAAAAAAACAGGCTGAGTACAGCGTACGTCAGCCCGGAAAAATGCATATCCAGCTGGGTATCCTGAAAATAATGCGTGCGGTAAAAACGGCGCCAGTCGGCATATTCGGTGGATGTCATCCCGGCAAGCATGGCGCGCCAGTCGGGTCTCCCCATCTCACGCGCCAGTCTGAGGGCAAAGTTCAGCTCGCCGTCGAAGACTTTCCCGCAGAAAAATCATCATCAGTCAGCGTGTTATTTTTCGCCACTTCAGTAATATCAGTATCCGGACGAACAGCTTCGATCATCCCGGACAGGCACAACACCACGTCTTCCGCCCGGGCAATGGCATCGGCAGGCCAGGTGGTGAGCACTTCCTGCTCTATCTTCATCACGGCCTCATTCATTGACGGTGACTGCGTTTTCTGTGGATGGTTATGCCACAGGGACATCGCCACCAGAAACGCGCCGGTTCTGACGAGATCTTCCACGCTTACCTGCAGGTTGCCGCTGGATTCTGCCTGTTCTGCACGCCGTTTCAGGAGGGCAAGATGCTTGATACGCTGCAGCGCAGACAATTCGGAAAGCGTGACAGACACACCGTTATATTCAAATTGTTCTGTTTTCAGAAACATGTATTACCTCCGTTTACCCTGCAGCGCCCGCTTCAGTAACGGTGACTTCAGCCACTGCGGCGAACTGACCATTTCCGCTCACCACAGGGATCTGCACCTTACCTGTCGCCACGCCGTTTACCGTAATTGTCATATCTTTCACACTAATGGTGGCTTTCGACGGATCGGCGGAAACCGCTCTGAACGTCTTGTCGGTTGCACTTTCCGGCTCAAAAGAAACCGTCAGGGTGGTTGTTTTCCCTTTTGCCACCGTACCGGATGTCGGCGTCACCTTAATCGCACTGACCGGCGTAATTTTGCTGCGTTCTTCCGCTACAGAAGGTTTACCCACGTTAGTGACTTTCACCGTGCGGGTGATCACTTCTTTCGCCGTCACGGCCTTACCGATACTGCTGACCCAGCCACGAAACACATCCACCGTGCCATTCGGAAAACGGATTTTATAGGCCCGGACATCGCCGCTTTCAAACCAGCCTATAAGCCCTTTCTGGCCTTCCTCTCCCGGTTTCCAGGCCAGCGTAAAACTGGTATCACCTGCAGATTTCTGCCCCTGCCCGGTCGCGCTCCAGTCCGCGTCTTCATCATCCAGGTAGTTATCATCATAGGATTCAGCCGTCATCTCGCCCGGCGTCAGATCCTTCACCTTAGCCAGTCGCTGCCAGTCATCGTCTGACAACGGGTTTGCATAAGCATCAGCCTTGCCGTTGTAAACCCACAGAGTGGTACCGGCACCTTTTACCGGCTCCAGGGGATTTGGTGTTGCCATATCGTCCTCACATCTCGTATGTAATGGAATAAGTCAGATCCGCAGAGCTCCATAACGCCATATCGTCATCACGACGATACTCATAGCCCTGCGTAACCATCGTGGTAATCAGTCCTGCCAGTGCAGGGATCGCAGTCATCGCCGGATAAATCCGGCTTTCCATCCACTGATCGAGCTCCGAATCAGGTACCTGTGCCGGTAAAAACACCTCAATATGCAGTGTGGCCCGCCAGGTATCTGCATCCAGCTCTTCACCGGTATACTCTGCATCCGTCAGATAAACCGCGATCGCAGGAAAATCCTCTTCGTCAAAAACAACGGGGCGACCATCAAACAGCGTCGCCCCGTGTTCATGCTGCTTGAGTGCATCCAGCACTGCGGCACGAATGTCAGTGTGTTTCATCGTTTTATCGCAATCCTCAGTTGTTGTTTCAGCGCGTATGCCAGTTCTTTAGGCAGGCGTTCACGCCGGATACGGTCAACATTCTCATCAAATGCCTGTTTCAGTGGGGCCGCCATCGGGATTTTCACCACCTGAATGGGAAGGCGATTACGCTTTTTCCTTCCCTTGTCGTCATTGCCCTCCTCATATCTGGCCTGGGGAAGACGTTGCATAACATGCCAGCGCCCATTATTTAATCGCTGGATAAATGCCCGCTGATAACGATGCTGACCGGCTTTGAGTATGCTGTTCGGACGACGCCCCAGCATTCTGATCCCCAGCTTAATCACAGGGAGATCACCGCGGTTAACGATAATTCTGGCATTCGGATTTCTGACCGTCGCCCGTTTCAGTCTGGACCGTTCCTTTACCAGTTTCCGTCTCACCCTGGTTTCCCGGGCAACCTGTGACGAAGACTGATTAATCGCCGTTGTGGCCACGCGGTTAATGGTCATTGCAGAAGCAGCCGGAATGGCGTTTTTACGAACCCGGTTCAGATTGTCAATCGCCTGATCAAGCCCTTTTATCGCCATAATTCACCCTGCGTTTATCGTCGCCGGTTAACTGCGGGTGGTTGCCCACGGTTGAGCCAGAGATAACAGCTGCCCCCGTCATCCGGAGATGTCAGCGCCAGTGATATAAGACGGTAATTCGCC